ATCATGTGCTACATCATAAAGTAAAACACGAGCATGACTATCGGATGATAGGTAAGGGTCAATATATGCTACTGTAGGTGCTTGAGAAGCCGATAATCCCATCGCTTCATAATTTAATTCAATTGTTTTGTTTACATGTTGAACAAAATTAATTGCAGTTTCTAAACATGAATCACCAATTAAGAAATTTTCAAGAGGAATAGAATCACGAGGGCGACTTGCTAGTTGCCCTTGACCACCATTAAATGCTTTGTAAACTTGTCCTTCATTAAATACTCCACGACTTTTACAAAATAAACCTTCTACAGCATGAGCATTATTCATGGTCATATTCATCCAAACAGTATCACCATTTCTTAGTCCACCTGCGGCATAAGGATTACACCAAGTTCTGTTTAGTATTGCATCGGCATCATTAGCAATAACACTGTTGATACCTATTCTTAAAATATCATTGTTACTAATAGCACTTACATTGTTTGTTGTTAGTTTTATTAAACAATCACTACCCGAAGTTACATCTCTATAATGTTCCGAGTGGACATATTTTACTACTCCTACATAAGCAATAGCACCACTAGTATCTTCCCTGTAAATCATATCACCGGGTCTTATATTCACACCGAGACTATTTGCCGCCGGATTACGATAGGGACCATTATCAAAGACTATTTCATCAGTGCTACCTGCTGAATAAGTATCAGCAAATTCATACACTTCATCATCTACAACAGGGCGAAAAGTGCTGACTGTTAATTCTTGAATAGTTGTTTGAGCAAAACTCGATAAAGCCAAATGACTTCTGCCTATTTTTTCTAATCTAAATTCTATATCTTTTAGACTTGGAACTGTGACACCTGTGCCAAAATGAACTAATACTGTATTATTAGTTGTACTATCAAATGAATATTGGTTGTTAAATTGAGTTCCTAAATATAACACTTCTATCGGAGTTGTTGTAAGTATTTTACCTACAACTAATAAATCACCTATACCTATATCGGGATTACCACTAATGTCTAAAGTATAATTAGTATCTATAAAAGAATCTACATTATCTAATTCTAAAGCATATACTTGACTAGATACTTGTTTTGCTTGTACAATTCTAGCAGATGCTCTTTTAGTTTTTGTACGGGGTGCGTGTGGATTAGAAAGTGGACCGGCTTTAAACTCTACTGCACTTACATATTGGCGTAGTCCGTAATCAAGATTACCACCTTGAGTTTGCATATTTGCGTTATCGTGATAAAATATAGAGCGACCTTCATAATCCGAAGTTGGTGTATTAACATCCGAATTAATAGATTGTAAAGCAGATAAACTTCTACCTGTAGTAAGAGTACATCCGGTAGTTAGTTTGTTTACAAAGTCATCACTAGAAAATCCATGATAACCACCATCACCAATAGTTGTAGGTGCATCACGAATTTTTATGAAATCACTTCCTATAGCACTAATATAAGCCCAAGAGCCATCTTCAAGAAATACTTTACTTTCTATGTTTATACTTTTAAAATTATTAAAATTACCCGATACAGGGGTAGGGAATATGTTTACATTATCTACATGTAACTGTAAGAAATCACCATCTTTTACTATTTTAGTAATGAATGTTTTAGTTGGTGAATTTTTGTTATCATAAGCAGAAATTACCTCTCTATCATTAGGAGGTAAATCATCTACTCTTCTACCCACAGGTGACGGATTCCATGTATGTGCAGTATAAGTAGCATCTAAATGTAATTTCATACTGTTATCCGGGCCGGGGAATATACCGTTATTTTTTTGACTAAAGAACTGTTGAGGGAATATAGGTATTTCTACCATCGCACGAGTACTTGCGTATTGAGTACCCAACTGATAATCATGAGTTACATCATCTATTGCTTGGAACAATCTATCATTTACTGTGCTTCCATCTTCACACATATTTTCAAGATTAAAATTATCATCATTAAATAAAATTTCATTTATACTATATGTATCCTTAGTAGCATTATTAATTAGGCTAACTCCTATACACCATTCGTTAAATGTAGAAAATACTTCATCACTTGCTGAAAGATATTTTCTTTGTGCAATAGCATCGGTATCATCAAATACAAAACCTGCACCTACTTTACTTGTATATTCGGCACTACCCCCACTTTGTAAAAATATTCTACCTTTTTTCGGGAATGCGTATGTACCCCAAGATTGTATATCCTCGGATTTATTATTAAGAGGTTGAACCGATATTGTTTTAGCGGCATCTAATGTACAAACTGATATTGCCTGTACCGCACAATTTCTTCTTGTAGAACCCGGTAATCGCATCAATGGGCTAGGGTCGTATGTTGGTTTAGTGTTAATAGCACCTTGACCCGGACCGCCGAGTGTCACAGATACTACAGGTGCGTCTACATCCACTTCCTTTACTACATGAGAATCCGGTGAGCCACTACCTGTAAAAGTAACATTTTCGTTTATGGCTTCTTCTGCTACACCACTAGCAGTAATTTGAGTTACAATGTTATTATCTTCATTAGCGTCTATTTGCTTAACTGACCTTATTCTAGTTCTACTCATTAAGTAATACAAAGAAATTATGTTTGCTGTTTCTCCTTTGTCTACACCGTCACGCAGTTTTGCTAACTGATTTGTTCTGCTTTTGTTTGATGGTTGAATATAGATACGAGCAGATGTGTGTTTATTACCGATATATTCGTTATCAATAATATCAAACATTTCAAATATAGGGCTACCTTGTTGTATTCCTCCTACATCAAATACTCCTGTAGATGAGTTTACTTTTTCAGCCTTTTTCTTAAACTGATTATTACCTAAATCTTCTAACTTGTTTACTTTGTCTACACCCAAAGGTTCTATACATAATTTGTGATATACAGACTGATGTATGCTTTTGTTATGTGAACTAGCAATTACTTGTGGAGTAGTAGCGGGTTGAGCATTAATATCACTTGGCGGTGTATATCCTACAGAATTATCTGCTTTTCTAGGAGTAGTAGCATAACTAATTTCAAAATCATATTCTGCACCACCGGCGTTGTCTCCAATCAAACTGTTAGTTTTTTTGAAATATTCAGTTTGATTTGCTACATAACTTTCTAATTCAATATATCCACCCGCAGAAAATATGGTACTATCTTTGTTAGCATTTGCTAAGTCTGCTTTTATGACATCTAATACTGTAGTAGTACCGGTCAATACAGTGTTACCTTTTGGAATAGTTTTCTCAACCATTAACATAGGTGTTGGTGACGCTGATGCGGCTTGCATTGAATCTCCTAACAAGTCTAAAGCGTTGTAATGTATTTCGACATAAGGTGCGAGATTGTGTGCAGTGCGTAAAGTAGGCACATGGAGTAATGCAATTCTACTTTCTGTTTCGGGGCGAATATGGTAATCTCTTTCATCAGTAGTTAAAGTGTCTTTTGTGTAATTTTCGGGTATTGGTCCTTTCAACATAAATGGTTTGTGGTCACTTACATCTATTGCTATAATTTCTTCTTTCGATGCAGGTAATCCGTTTGTAACTACAAGTGACGCTTTTGCACTATTAACTACATTTATGATTGGTGATTGAGAATTTTCATTATAAAAATCTGCCAACTCATTTGGATTAAATAAACGATGTACACCCTTTGCGGTGTTTAAATAATCCATTTGAACAATATCTGCTGAACCTGTAATTACTTGGTCTATTTGTAATGATGAAGGTCTAGGGTATCTTCGCATATATTCATGACCTTTGATGTGTGAAAACTTATGTCTACCACTGTGACCAATTTGATAATTAACATCTAAAGCACTAGGCCATGTAACCGCAAACGGGTTATTAGGATGTGATGTAGTTGTTGCCATTTGAGATGAATATACTATACCATGTTGTTCGTTAGCAGTTTCATCTAATATCATTTGACCTGTCTTATCTATAATTTGACTGTTAAAATGAGGGGGTTGGTAAGGTTTACCGGTAACCAAATCAATAACTAAATCAGCAGGGATAATTACAAAGTAGTTATCCACATCAGTAGTTCTTGAATGTAAAATACCCCTTGAACCACTTGAAGCAATATTGAAATCAATGTGTATACTGTTTACTGTAATGACTCCACTAGACCCATTAATGCTTAAAATACGCAATCTTTCCGGTGGGCTTTGATTAGGTTTCTGTGTATTTCTATTGATAGCACCGGGGTTGATAATTAAGTTGTAAGGAACATGTGGTAAGTATGATGTAGCAACTGTATTGGGGGTAGTAAAATTATTATTTATTTCGTAGTTACCCATGCTGTAAGGTGATTGAGTAAAATCAATTGTGGGGCTAGTTGAATCGTATTCTTTACCTGTTAATCTTTTAATCAAGGCTTGAGCATCAGTAGCAGGTATAGTTAAAGTGGTAGTTGTACCATTAGAAGCGGCAGTAAAAGCGGTGAACTCATATTCTTCCTCTATAATGTCTAGTGGTTCTTCAAAACGGTACAAAGCCGTACTTGATGTACCATTATCCATAGGCACATTAGGTGTAATAATTTGCTCATCAAATTTATTTGCAAAATGTATAGATTCTATTGCACCTCTAAAATCACCACCTTTTCCACCAATGTAAACATGAGCCGTAGAATCAGTTACCGAAGCATCATTTGGTAAAGATTGAGATATAACTACTTGCCCGTTGATAAACAAAGAAATAGCATTATCCGATACAGCACCTACTATGTGGTATAGTGGTCTATGATTAAAATTTAAATTTGTAGCATCATTGTAATTACTCAAATCGTAACGATTGTAAGAGTCGTGTACACCGCCATAATCTTGTTCGGGATATACAACACCATCCCACCTTGTAGTTGCGTCACTAGCAGTGGTAAGTGTATATGCTTTAGTTCCATCAGTGGTGTCTAAGAAAATAGTAAATTTAGCAGGTCCGGGTGTATCTACAGTACCCATTTCTAATATAAATTGTCTTTCTCTTTCAACAATTACTCCACCACAATCGGGTACGACCCAAGCCTCAACAGTAAATTGATTTTCAAATCTACTGTTTATTCTTGTTGTTTCATCTTTACCGTAACCTGTTTTTGATAGAATATCGGATGGTGTTTTCTTTGTCTTAGTATTTGTAGTTCCAACTGATGATTCATCACCTAACTTAGTAAATCTACCTTGTGGGATAACAATAGATTCACTTACACCATCAAAAAAGAAAGCGTGACTTGACCTACCTATCGCTACCATATCTTTCCCTCATATTATGAAACTAGCCGGAATAAATTGAATGTTAAAAGAATAAACAGGTTCACCACCCACTTGTACAAAAGTAGCCTTAGTTACACCACCTTTAATGAATGACCTGTCATTGTTACTGTCGGGGTTTTCCGGTTCAGTAGAAGCGGCTACTGCATCTTTTACACTCTTACTTTCTAAAGTTTCAAATGCACCCGTAGGCATAAAAAAGTTTACAGGTTTATACTTACTCCCATCAGTAGCGTTTATACTTGAATTAAATGGTATTTGAACACCTATAATATAATCACCATATTTTTCATTAAAACCAATTAGACTTCTAAAACCATCCGTAATGTCTTGTAAAAATGTAGGGTTATTTGAATTGTTTAAAGTAGCATATAATGACATTACTTTGTCACCCGCACTCATACCATGAAACATTCCACCCGCATCTTCACCACCACTAAATGTCTCAAATCGAGGTTTTAAGTCTTTATTAGTGGCTAGTCTAAAGTCGTTTAATTTAGGAGTGCCGGAATTACCATCTTCACCCGCTACAGTTTGTAAAATACTAACAGCAGTGTTAGGTAAACCCGAACTTGGTGAAGTTACTCTAGTAGCACTAAAACCCGTAACAGGAGTTGATAAACCGCTATCATTAATCAGTTTAAACAAGTTTGTTGCCATTTGTTCAGCAGTTAAAGCGTCACTAATAGATGCCACAGTAAATGTACCACCACTACCACCGGGTATAGTTAATACATCACCAACAGCATGACCCGAACCCGGATGAGTGATTTCAAATGATGTAATTGCACCACTATTTACACCTGTAATGTTTATCTTACAATTTACACCCGAACCTGTAGTAGCAGTAATTGTTATATCATTTGCAATACTATAACCACTACCACCCACAAGTGTACTAGTAGTCTTAACACCATCAGTGGTCGTTATTGAAAAATGATGTCTACTAGATGTATAACCGTGAGATACATCACCCTTTGCCGCATACAATTCAAAATCATCACCTGCTGTGTTTTTTAATTTAATTGGGGTTGTGAGACTCGCAATATCATTTAGTGTAATATTATGAAAGCCGTTTTTTATAGTAAATTCATCATCAAATCTTGTATTTACATCAATACCAAAAGTCTCATCTGTTCTTGAAAAATCAATTATTGCTTTAGATTGTATAGCAGTGCCTATATTCATTAAATCGTCATCGGTAAATACACCTTCTAAAATTATAACAGCCCTTGATAAGTTAAAGTCTGTGGCGATTCTACTACTACCTGTAAATATAATAGGGGTAGCGTTAAAATTTCTATCTACATCTAAAGTAAGTGTTGTAACAGGAAGTTGTATTGTTCTACCATCTGCTCTAACGAATCTAACAGGTATATTTTGTGACATTAGAATCGCCCCCTGTGTGTAGAACCACCAATAGAACGAGCAACTTCTTGCTGAATCATATTACCAATTTCACGAGCCAATGTTCTCTTATCGCTTCTATCAGTAATACCACCGGCATTTACAGTGATATTGAAACTGTTACCACCGCCTCCACCGCCTTTCAATTCAACGGGTATAGAACGACCACCCGATAGAGGCACTATCGCTTCTGTACCGTGAAGCATAGCAGGGTAACCACTCTTAGGACCGGAAGCAATACCACCTTCGGAGAAGCCCAAAAACCCACCTACTTTACTAATACCTCCGCCTATAAAGTCACCAACACCGCCTATTACATCACCCACCATGTCTACAATATCTTTGATAAAGTCAAACAAAGGTTGTAACAAATCCATCACAAAACTTATCGCACTATTAAATCCATCTTTAATAAAATTAAATGCAGTAGTAAAAGCACCTACTACAGCATCAGCCACACTAGATAATGCCGAACTTATAGCACTTATGGCGTTACTTGTTGGTTCTAATAAATAGTCATTAATTGCGTCACTTGCGGCACTATATGCATTACTTGCCCCTTCGGACATTGTATCCCAAGCACCGCCAAGCCAACTGAAAAAACCATCTATAGGTTGTAAGACATATTCATCAAACATAATACCTATTGCTTGCCAACATAAATCTGCAAACTCTTTGATACCATCCCAAACACCACCTAACCAATTAAAGAAACCCTCTATCGGGTCTACAATCCATTCTTGGAAAATGTTACCTATACCTTCCCAACACTCACTACCGAATGCCTTAATGTCATCCCAAACACCACCAAGCCAATCAAAGAAATCTCTTAGTGGTTCAATTAGATATTTATTTACAACTGCTTTTATTCCTTCCCATACTTTACTTGCTATTTGACCTATTGCTTGAAATGCCGGTCCGATACCACTAACAAGTGTAGACATAGAGGATAGTGTTGCTAATAGTGCCGCCATCTAATCACTCCCAATCTAAAAATGAATAATCTAACGATACCACTTCTCTATCCCCTGCTTTTGCTTTTTGTTTTTGTACTTCTCTATTTTTATCTCTATGTTCTCTTACTGCTAAAGCCCATGTCAGTGATTGTTGAAATATCGGTAAGGGCATGTTGTAAACATCGTGGAGTGATATACCGTAGTGTGATGCTACAATATATGCATATAACTCCGCTTGAAGGGTTAAATCCTCAACTTCTGTATACTGTTTCTTGTTGAGAAATTTGTTCACCTTCACCTTTTCGGCGTTGTAAACCCCCCCTGCAAAGCCTCCGCAATTTCGTTAGGTTGTGGTAAGACTTTAGAGATTTGGTCTCCAACATACCCACTAAGAGAAATTAATTCACCCGATGTCAAAGCCGGGTTGGTTTCAGTTATCCAATTAGAAAACGCAAACTTCCAATATCCTTTCAAGTCCATTGTTACATCGCCCTTGTTAATTACAAACATTTCTTGGGCGGCGGCTTGTATATCTAAGAAAGATACATCTCTTACATACACTTCCATAACTAAATTTTCATCATTAGGGTCTACCCTAATTTCATGTTTAGTTACATCATTCTTCTTCAATAATAGGCTCTTGTTCTTCACTATCTGTGGTTTGGTCATTTATGTCACTTCCATTGGATGCGGCTACCTCTTCGGTAGGGGCTTCCGGCTCTACATCCGGGGTCGCTTCTGCGAGGCCGTCAGTTTCACCTGTTTCGGTTGTTATCCCTTCATCGTTCTGCCTTAAACGCAAAACAAGTTCTGCTTTAGTTCCATATACAGGGAGATTTCTCTCCTTGCAAAGTTCCTTTAATTCAGTAACTTTTAGGGAATCGTATTGCTGAACATCAGCAGGGAATGGGTTTATTGCCTCTTCTTGTACAAGTGGATTGATTTCTTCTTCGGTAGTTTCTACAGGAGGGTTGTCTAATTTATCTTGGACAAATGATTCTATTTCATGTCTTGCCATGAGTTCAAGCATTTTATCATCGAACTCTACACCATTGGTTTCGCATACCCATCGAGCGTAGTTTAGTGCGCCCATTCTTCTATACTTCAACAGCGATTTTCTCATTATGTCACCTCAATATTTTGGTATAGTGTCACGAGCCACTACTTTTATTGCCTTTGGCATTATTCTTAAAGTAGATTTTACTATACCTTTATCTTCCGGTATTTGTATAGGTGCTTCTACAATATAATAATCATCAATAATAATTACCATCTTTTCACTATTAGCGGCAGATGTACCACCAATTAAATTCTTTTCAAATTCAAGGAGTATTTGATTTGCGGCATTATTATTTGAAGTAGTACTAAATTCTTGACCTGTTCTCATCTTATGGAAAAATATAGGGTCATCTACAGCAATTTCCATAGTCATATCGTAGGTAGTTTGTCCTTCTACCATGAGGCTAACATTTCTTGAACCGTTAAACGGAACTTGGTCTGTTGTTGCACCGGCTGTTGCTTGAGATGTGCTATTGATAGTGTGGTGTCCAACCATACCAGTAGTTCCATTCAGTGTGAATGAAAATACTTGAGCGACATTTTGACCCGCTAATTTGATATTACCGTTGTAAAACATAAATGGTTTTTGAGTTCCCTTTCCTATACCCGATACTATACGATTAACTTCGGTATTAGCAGTATCATCAAACATACGATGTGCGGCATATCTTGTAAGAGGTGTTCCTTCTAAACGACCTGTATCGGTATAACAAAGTGCTGAATTAAAATTAACTGATAATCTTAATGCGGCATCGTTATCTGTAGTCATTGAAAAGTCTGTTACCTTACAACCTCGATATACACGAGTCAATTCTTTTGAGTCACCCGGTGCGCCTTCTAAATCCGGTCTGCTATTATCGGAGTCTACATCTATTCTTCTTTGAGATACTTCTAAACAAAATGAAGGAAGGATGGATTTAGAAAACAATAAATGTTTAACAGGGAAAGTAATTTGGCTAGTAGCAGAAATAGCGGCTATTTTAGTATTAACGATGTCTGAAGGACTACTAAGTTTTCTAACTACGATTGTAGTAGTTGATGTATCGTGGGGGTATTTTAGTGGCTCATCTAATAATATATCATGGGATATTTTACCTATTACTCTTCTACATTCATGAGTTTGCGCTCTATCAAAATCCCCACTAAATGCACCATCCCAAGAAGTTGTATTTTCTTCATGGTCACTCACTATAGATGCAGTTGCAGTATCTTTAATTTCTATATAATCCCCTACTTCGACATTAGCAGAAGTAGCGGAAGCAAGTGTTATTCTTGAAGCACCAACAGCCGTAGGACCATCTAATGCAGTATTTTTATTACTAGTTTCTTCCGAGTAAATTAATTCATTACCTAGACAATATTTCAACCATCTTGCCGTATGCATGTTTACTTCAAAAGACCCACCTTCGGTAATCATTTTACCCGGTACTTGTATAGAAGTATCTCTTCCAAGCCCCACAACATGGTATCTTTTCAAATCTATTTTAGTTTCGGGAAGAGTAATAGCCGATGCTACACCTAAAAATTGGTCTATTTTACAACTTTCTAAGGCGGCAGTATCGGCAACGGTTTTATCGCTATCTTTATCAATTGGTGGAGTTTTGTAAGGTAAAATATGCATTACATCACCCGAAGCGAAAGCACTATTACTGTTAGTAGGATGGGCGGTAGTTACCATAGTAGGTGTAATCTCAATACTAATACCGTCATTTTTTATAATTGTAAATGTTTTACCACCATTACCTACATTTGCGGCATCAGCATTATCTAAATTTCCACCTGTTTCAAAAACAACTTGAGAACCCACTAACATATTTACAGGGAATCTAAGACGACTTTGTTCTAAGATATTATTTGTAGTAGTACCAAGAAACCTTATTTCTGTAGTATTATCTGTTGTAGCATACACTTGTACAGTAGCATCAGTGTGTTTAATTGTTAAACTTGTTTCCGGTGCAAAAGAAACTTCTGCTATATCTCCTTTGTATACTGTACTTGGCATTTTATCATCTCACGGTATTAGTTCTGCTAATATTACTACTTCTATTTGGAATGTCATTCGGAAAAGTTGCTTGCTTCTGTCACTTAAATCGGTTCTTGTTTTAAATACGAGCCTGTCAAAATTTGTTCCATCTCCCTTACGACTTTTGTGAATTACTCTACGAACTTCGTTCTCAAGTGCTTGCAGATGCTTTCTCCCCTTAATTGTTCGCATGTCTACGGTTATATTTATGCGTGTTGTAACGAAATCATAGAGCAAATCGGGTGCTTCTTCGTTGTGTGCTGTTTCGTAACATAAGACATAATCATGCCGAGATAAGTCAAGACGCTTTCCTCTTTCGGGTTGTACCTCGGCTATGTCTATAACAATCGGCCTAATACCGCTTGTGTTGCCCCTATTCCAATCGGTTTGAAATAAACCTAACACAACATCTAAACCTTCTGTCCATGTTGCTACCATACTATCACTTCTTCTGTAAGTCCTTTACCGATTTAGGAATAATAAATCCGTTTCTATATCTAAATCCTTCTCTATCCATATCGGGGTTTTGCCTAAGCATAGCCTCATCAGTTTGTTTCTTTAAGGTTGAAAGTTGTTTTTCCGTAGCAGGTGTATTATTGTTGAAGTCAGTATAACTACCATCATCTTCTTCTCTCAAACCTAAAGCACCGGCTTCAATCTGTTCATATCTATCTCTAAGCGTAGATGGATTATTGGAAAATAAATCTCTATGTTCGGCTTGAAATTGATTATCTTTTTCAAACATTTCAATAACTTGTTGGTGAGTTTGTTCACCAAATTTATTGAACTCCCTATCGCCCTTCATTCAAACAACACCATCTCTACATAACGAGGTAATGTACGGTCTACATCTGCTTGATATAACTGAACCTTACTTGCTACATCTATATTCTGTGTTCCTTCCGGTATAAGTACAGAACGGTCATCAGCCATAAGTAATTCAATCGCTACCATCTTGGTACATACATCCTCTATCGCTTTTTCTAAATATCTTTCACCGTAAATGTATGCAACTTTTATTGCATTCCATTCAAAAAACGGATATGAATTATTAAAGTAAATTATACCCATTTCCGAGTCGAACCACCAATCTCGAAGTCTTGCTTGGTCACCACTACTACTACCACCCTGTAAATCTATTTTGAAAATATGTTGAGTTAAAAGACCACTAGTGGGCGGAGTACCGCCCGGTGTAACTGTAGTACAACCGGTAAAAGATGTGGCTGTTTTACTTGTGTAACGAATAATAAATCCACCATATTCAACAACTCCTGCTTCGGCAAAACCGGCGGTACTATCCACATCAATAACACCGTTGTTACCCCCAAAAGAGCCACTTCTTCCGCTAACATTTGCAGTAAGTCTTTCGGTTTGTTTAATTTCTATTTCACTTGAATCTGTAGCAATAGTACAAGTTTCTCCGGCTTTGGTTGCTCTCATACTTGTAATTTTTACTGTACCTGTACCATAATCAGCATTAGCACTTGCTAAAAATTCATCACAAATTCTAGTATAATCAGTTCCGCTTGATGCACCCGGTAAAGTATATGTTGGTGTAAAATGTATTTCTTGTTTATTTGTTCTTGCATCTTTGTTAATTAAATTAGCAAGACTTTGAGCAGATGTTATTTTATCAAAACCCACATCCCAAGTGCTTACACCTTCGGTTAGTATTGCTTGTAATTTTCCACTTGTACCATTACCCGGAGACAATACTATGTTTTTGTTGTGTAATGCTCTTACATTTTCCGGTAAATGTATCCTCGCTTCTGCCCCACCAATCTCACGATAATCGTCACCTTGCCATAATTCAAGGCGTAATATCTGCTGTACATTACGGAAAAGTAACGGCGCAGTTCCTACATAATCTGTATAGTATCTTCTACGATATGGTTTGTAGGTATCAAAATTAATATATTCTGCTACTACAAGATATGGTCGCCAAGCATTATGGGTTATATTGTCTATTTTATCTTGCATCTTTAGAATTACTTTATCCACTTTATCTTTAGTTAATCCTCTATTTCTACCATTAGTAAATGATGCTTGGTTTTGTACATACGCATTATCAGCAAGTTGATAATCAGCATGGGTAAAACTACCTGTAAATACAAGTTTTACACCACTAGCCGAAGATGTAATATCAGTAATTACTTTTTCTAACCCTAAAGGGTCTGCATCCGAATAAATAAGTATAGTATCACCTATGGCAAAACCATCATTTCTATAATCTCCACCGGTGATAAATACACCATCGGACACACTATCAGCACTTACAAGTATTGCTTCGCTTGGTCCAATATCAAGTAGGTCTGCTACTTTTTGAGCCGTAGTATACACCGTTGCTGTAGGGTCAAGAGGTCGTGTTTCTACCTCGCCCGGTGAAAATACTTTCGGCATACATTAAACCTCCCTCACTGATTAGGAGGCATTCTATACATCGCCTCTAACATTCTTTCTTGCCGTTCTCTTTCTAGTTCTTGTGGCGTTTTCTGCATAGCCCGTTCTTGAGGTGTTAATTGTGGTGTATATGGTTCCGGGTATGAAGTCGGCATGTTTTTCAATACACTCCAAGCATCACGCATAATTACATTACGAGAAGTCATGATACGACGCAGGTGTTCAGCCTCTTTATCGGGATTGAAAGTATCATCTCTATCTCTAATAACGGTATTGTCCGAGCCTCGCTCTCCCGTTTTAAATTCTTCATCAGCATCTTCTTCTGCTAATATTTCTTCCATATCTTTACCCGATTTTTCCTCTTCTTCACCTGCAAACTCACTATCAATAGCGGCTTGCTCACCTGCTACATCGGGCATGGAAAGTGATTCACCGAGAGTTTGCCCTTCAAAGGGTACTCTTTCACCCATGAACTTGATATTATGTGCTTCGGGATTCGCTACTATGTCACGCATGAGTTTGTCACGAGAAGAAGTAAACTGCTCTCCTTGTGCATCTCCACCTGCACCTCTTAGTTCATTTGCCGCCATACGGTTAGCAAACTGTTGTAGACGAACTTCTTGTCCATCCGGTGTAAGCACTTTTTGTCTATGTGGTTTCATTGGCATCTTGATTAATATTCTACTCATATTATTACATCCTGTTTTCGTCATCTCTATGTCCTAGATTATATTCCATAGGTTTGTCACATGTAGCGCATGTTGCTCTCCACATAAAATGTAGAAATCCACAGTGCGTACATCTTGTACCCGAACCTATGTTAAGTATATCACCTATATTTTTATTGCGATTTCGTTGTTGAGATGTAACACCCTTTAGTGGATGTTCACTGTCTGCTACAACGGCTGAATCTGTGTCTAATTTGACACCTTGTTTATTCGCTCTCACTAAGTCGCTAAGGTCTAATTTTTGTAAATCAAACCCCATTTAACCACCTCAAGATGTGGTCACAAATATGTAGATATTACCAAGTATTACATGCGGGTCTGCTGACACAGGGGCATTAGCACCTATTGCCGTTACAATAGCAGTTTCTATAGCGGTTCTCTTAGTAGAGTCGTTAAAGTCTGCCTGTGCAAACGGACCAAGTATCGTGCATGTTTTAGCCAATTAAATCACCGCCCTCAAGAACGGCGACCAATTATTAAAAATGTTCCACCTTTCAAATCTTCATTTCTAATTGGGGGGCTAATCATAAGTGTAGTATCCGAAACTTTTGTACCAAATTCACTCGTAAACACTATCTGATTATTAGCACCGCCACCATCATTGTCTATATTAGAGACTTGCTCTACAACCATGGAAAATCTACTTGCCGGATTTATTATGAAAGCATCTATACTTGATAATTTATCACTGAAATCTATGATTCTTTCGCCATCTGTCGTATCATAAGTTCCTGTTACTATCATTCTATCTCCAAACACTGTTGGTCTTGGGTCTATTGTTACCATTATTCATCACTTCCTGTTATTTCCGTATTTTCTTCTTCACTTAAAACTTCCTCAACTATAGGTGGATTCAAGTGAGATTTTACTAATTCCAAAGCGGCGGTTTTAGTTAAGTAACCTGCGCCTGTTTTGACTCCGTTATCTTTAAGCCATTTTAGAATATCTTTTCTAGCCCATGCTACATCCGGTATACCGTCATCTTTCAAATCAACAGTTTCTCCTTCATCGCCTTCGATGAGGAAGTTTTTACTATCCAAAGAATGCCTATGAGTATTAAGCCACTCTTGAGATACTTCTTCTGTTTTACCCCTAATCCAAACACCTTTACTATCTGTTCTACGGGATTCGTAATAAACCCCCCTATAGGTTACTGTAGGCACTTAGCCCACCTCACATTAGTAGTACTGTTAGGTCACTGTCTGCGGCGGCGTTAGATGGTGTTAGGTTAATCTTTAGAGGGTTTGTACCATCAATTTCAGCAACAATTGTATGTGCTACTCTATCATTTCTACCTAATATTGCTATAACCTTACTCACAGGTGTACCATCTTGACCGTCTGTTGAAGTTGTGTCGGTACTGAAAATAATGTTACCAGCCGAAGCCGCCTTTGCTTGAACTCTCACTGTAACCATTCTCATTGAGCCACCAGCGTTGTTGATAGTGTTGTCATTGGTAGCGGTAAAACCTGTTAGGTTACCGGGGTATGAACCTGCTGTACCTGCCGCACCATCAAGCCATCGAGTTTCATCAACTAGAGAGCCTGTTCTCATGTCTAGGTCAAGTAGAATGTCTACATTGTCTATTCCTGTATCGTCTGCTGTTACTGTTAGTCCTTTTCTTGTATCTTTAACTGCCATGTTTAATCATCTCCTTAATATTTTTCTCCATTAATCCTCACTGTAGGTCACGAATTGAACCATGTCCTCCAAAGAAAGTTGTCCAAACTTCTCCCATTGAACGGTACATACCCTCTTGTCCTAGACGGTTAATAGCGAATGGGTCACCGGTTTCGATACCGGATTCAAAGTATTGAGTTGGTATAGCAGTTGAGAAGTATGTGTAATCAGTATCTAAGAAATACATACGGGAAATACCGTCTTTTACTATATCCTTAGATGGAATGATTGGTACACCGTTGTAGGTTGCTACGATGAAACCGGCTTCGATACCCGGTACACCCTTAACACCGTTGTAGGTTGGTGTAACTCTCTTCTCTTCCATGAACCTTTGTTGGCTTTGTAGTAGTTGTTGAAGTCTCATTAGAGTATCATATCCTGTTAGGATAACCTTTGGATTACCACCACGAACCCAAATCTGTTGGAATAGGGTATCTAGGTGGTCTAAAGATAGAGTCCTTCTGTTAGCCGCATCTTGGTCGCTACCACAGTTTACTTCTGCATTTGACCATGAGTTTGCACTTCGGTCAATACTGTAGATGTCAAGGTCACCTGCGCCACAGTGGTCTGCCGTCGCCGCACCTGTTTCCAAAGAAGTTAGTCCACCGGTTGCACCACCGTCATTTCCGGTGATTCTGTCTAGTGATTCAAAGTCATTACCTGCTACTGTGGCACAGTCTGCTGTTAGCATTTTGTTAATGTGTTCTGCGTGGTGCTTACCCATTTCTTCCTTTAGTACTGAACGAATGTCACCTAGGCCGTCATCTTTGTCAGCCAAGAACATAGCGGTTTCACTCATGTCGAATGTGTGAACAACTGTCTTTGGTTTTGCGGCTATGTGTTGGAATTGTGGTTTAGTTGTGTCCGGTAGAGTAGCGTTTTCTGCTACACCGCCACCCTTAGCAAAGGATGGTCTGTCAGTAATAACTCTCCAACCACTTCTTTCCCATGGTCTCTTAGGTAGAATTGAGAATGCGTTAAACTCTTGGTTCAACTGTGACCAAACTTTTCTACCGTAGATTGCTTGGTATGTACCTGCTGTAGAACTTAGCATTGGTGCGTCAGCCTTCAACAATTCACTACCGGAGTAGGAATAGCCCATAGCGTTACCTGCACCGTAAAAGTATCTTTCCATATCTGTTATGTTTCTTATGTAATCTCTTGCCATATTAGTCATCTCCTTTTTCTTAATTTATTATCCTCAAGCACCCCTGTAGACACTATTTGCTAGTGTGTGTACCTCATCCCAAGACATGTTGCTCAAGTCTTGAGTAGATGGGATTGTAACATTTGTTGATAGGTCAGCCTTTGCGATTGTTGTACCTTCTGTAGTTAGGTTGTCAATTCTTTCGGAAAGGTTTGAAATTGCCTTCATGACTTCACTAATTGGTTCACGAGCATCGAATTGAGCCTTTTCTGCTTCGGACTTTGCAACTGCTTGTTCATTAGCGAATCTTGAAGCAAAGTGTCCTTCTAGGTCACCACGGAATTGTTGTTCCATAGCCGCCGCTTTGTAGACTTCATAAGCCGCCTCAATATCGGTTGGTGAAACACTTGATGGGTGAATGTAGGATTTTGAAAGGTCAGCCGGACCCATAGCCCCTGCCGGTTGCTTTCCACCACTTTGACTTATTGCGCTAATAGCACCGGTTGATGGGCTACCTGCGGTTTGTCCTCGGCCTCTAACTTGTCCGGCGAAGTAATCTGCACCGTCTACTGTATCCGGGTTGTCGAATCCACCAAGTTGTGCTTTTTCAAGAGCATCAAAATGCTGTCTTGCTGAATAAGTATCTACACCTGCGGATTTAAGAGTATCTTCCATCCAGTTAAGATATTCGGCACTGATAACATCGCTGTACTCGTTTCCTTTCATGTACTTCATTTTGTCATCATCTTTTTCTTTCTTTTCTTCTTTCTTTTCATCTTCGGCCTTCATCTTATCATCCTTCTTTTCTTCTTTGTCGTCGGAATCATCTTTCTTACCCTTGATATGCTCTCGGAGTTGAGGTGGAATTTCACCTTTCTCCATAGCGTCAAGTCTTGCTTCTAGCCTGTTCATTACTGCGTTTAGGTCACTGTCTATATCTGTCATATTATTCACATCTTCCTTTAAAATTCTAAATTGTGCTTCCGGGTTAATCCCTTTTTCACAAATTGTAATTTCATGGAGTTCCATTTTACTTATTTCTTGGTATTCTCCGTGTTCACCATCAGCCTTTCTAACACGCTTGAAAGCCTGTCCACCAATGGAGAATCCTTGCAAATTACCTTTGCGTATTTCTGCGGCTACTTCACGAGCCTTTTCTATGTCGTTTCGTAGTTTACAAACTACAAACATTCCTGTGTCGTCTACTTCGGACTTCCACATTCTTCCGTTAGAGTCTACATAGTTATCTATGACTTCTCCAACTTGTATATTAGAGTGAGCCAACTGTACATTTCTGTATCTGTCACTCTTCATAAAACCGTCAAATGCATCTTTTAATGCACCACGAGTAATCAAATCTCCTTGCTTATCAACAAGTTCTACAGATGCATAACCGGCTACAACTAAATCACTACCACTCTTTAGGACTTTCAATCCCGTAGATGGTCGCTGTATAGTTAGCATCAATTTACACAACTTACTGTCATCCTATTTATATTGAACTGATACTTTATGTCTAAAAGAAATCAGTCTACTTTGTTAAAATCGGACAACTGCGAAGTATTATCGTTTACCTCTATATGTTTTATTGGTTTTTTCTCTTTTTTGTTTTTCTTAGGCTCAATTTCTTTTTCATCACTTCGCTTTCTACCATCATAGTCCGGCATGGTTTCTTCATTAGCCAAACGAGTTGGACCACTTGGAGATTCTATTGGTGTAGCCATATCTATACCCAAACCTTTTGGTCCTGTCCATGTCATTTTTTCTTTAGCGAGTGTATCTAAAACACGAGTAATTATCTCTAAGGCTTTCTTAGTAGTTGGTTTTAGTAACCGGTTATCATCATCTGCATCTAATATACCTGCTGATTGTTTATCTTGCCGTTTACGGCTTGGAGGCTTTTCATCTAGTACATCTCTTTTAACTAAATGACCATCAAACATAAGCGGTGCAACGGCACTCCAATATGGATACATACTTTCTGCTAATGTAACAGGATAGTTTGATTTTACCATACCACTCAATGCTGTAGATGGGTTTTCTAAATACCATAAGTTACCATAACTTACAACATCATATTCTACAGTATCTATATCTTTTAATATAACTTTTAATTTATTATTATCATATTCTATATCATGCGGAACTAAAATAGGAGTTAAAGATTTAGTAAGTATATCCAAAGATTCAGCACTAGCCGCACCTTCACCATCACCTTTACCAGTTATTTGTTTCATTTGAACATTGAAAACATCTCTTCCACCACGAGTTTTCTTTGTAACTCCTGTAATAGATACTCTAACCACATCTCCTACTTTGTATGAATCTGTTTGATTATGTATAGTTCCTATATCCATATAGTCTTGTCCATTTACTTCTACTGCTCTATTACCTAGTTTTGAGCCATCTAATATTGGCCCTGCACCTAGTCTATATGTATGTGAATTTTTACCTTTTACATCTAATACTATGAAATTATAATCTTTAGTGTTTCTAAGTAGCATCCATTTAGGATGTCGCCTTTCTCCTTTCATGTATGTAGATTTACCATCTCTTAGTAAAAGCACCTCATGTTCTTTTTGCAGATTAGATACCGTTTCATCTAAACCTTCTTCATCTGTCATTTTAGTATCATGTGGACCGGGAATAATTATATTTTCATGACTGTCAAATTGACTTCTTAATAATTTCATTCTTTCAAACATAGTCATATCGCTTACATTGTTAGCGTCATAATTTAGAATATCTATTATGTTTAATTCATCTTCACCCAAAATACCGTCTATAACATAATCTCTTTTATTTAACTTTGAAAGATTTTCTTTGAATACTTTTTTCAATCCTACTTTTTTACCATCTTCATCGTATGTAGTAATAGTTTCATCTTCGTTTACAATAATTACTCTCTTACCATCATACCATTTACTAACTACCCACGAACCACTAAACCCTCTTAGATGGTGTAAATCGCTTATTTCAAAAATACGATGCATTGGTCTAATAGGAGGTGACCATTTTACATCATCGTTTTTCATTAGTAATATATCGGGATTAAGTAATGATGTGATATATGTAGAAACTTCACTCATAGCAATCGTTGAAGGGTCATCCGATGGAGATAAGTATGTATCCATATTTACTCCTTGATGTGCTGAAAGGGTAGTTTGAGGTGGTGGTAAATTTGGTAGTACCTGTTGTACGGTTTCTTCTCCAAACAATGTGTTCAACGCTTCTTCACTTACTCTTGGATAAAAGCCCGGTTGAGCATATTCTCCAACTATTGGTTCACCTTCTATGTTAGTTTCAATACCAAACGAAGGTTCTGCTACAAACCCTTCATGAATATCTCCTACACCGAATATATTGTAGATAGATGCATTAGTGGGGTTCACTCTACCTATCTTAGAATGAGTACCTAAACCGGCTCTAGCAACTGTTTCAGTTGTAGGTGCTTCAAATGCGCTTTCTAATATACCACCTTTTTCATCCATTAACTTTCTTTCATCTAACACAATTAAAGAATCTAAATTATTTCTAGTAGTAGCGGTGACTTTCTTAACCCCTTTACCCATATCTTTTGCACCATGAGCATCAAAGTCTCTAGCGTGGAAAAATTCTAATCCGCTATTTTGCATTGATTGTCCAAAGTGTTTTGTGTTAAGAATATGGTTTAATGATTGAGATAATCCGTGTATAGGATTTGCTTTCCAATTCTCATTTTCTTTTCTTGCTCTCTTTTGTGCAATACTTATTGCGTTATGAATATTTGAATTATGTAAATCATGATGAAACTTATCATTACTGTTTAAATCATCATATTCAGCACCCATAATATCATCATTAGGAGTATGTAAATGAGATATATCTGCATTTCCTATTTTTGATAATGTGCCACTTGTAAGTATATTACCCACTGTTGAAACAAATAATGGTTGTTGTCTCAAAGAAGATTCATTAATAATATTAGCAACATGTTCTTTCATAGCGGGAGTTTTTTCTAAGTTTAACATATTAATTACTTCATCAACTGACATGTTACCATCTATTTCTGCACCATTTTCTAGTAAATGATTAGCAATAGCACCATGTTCATTAATTTCTTTTGGTTTTTGACTGACCACATTGTAATCTATTCCGTAAGTTACAGGAGATAAATCGTGATTGTCAGTTGCTAAAATGTGTCTTTGTGTGTCAGCCAATATTTTTTGTACATTATGTATAAACTGTACAGGGTTGTTAGGGTCAAAAGCATCGGGTTGTTGTTCAAGAACTAACGGCATTACGACATTTTTAGCATAATCAACAACTGTATCATGATGAGACCGTAGCATATCTAAATACTGTTTAGCATTAATTTTCCAATGCGATGTCGGTTTATCTTTCTGTTTTGTAGATAATTGAACTTGATTTAATTGAGTCACAGCATCTTGTAAATCTTCTCTCAAACCCATCACTTGCTCTTGTGACAAATCGGGATTCATCATCATTTCATTTATTGAATCAATAGTTTCTCTAATTCTATTCTCTTTTTCAGTAGAAACAATGTCACCACCAAATCTTAGGATAGACTGAATAGCATCAGTAGATGTTGTTTTAGGTTGGTATTTCTTTTTTGGACCGTCTAATTTTCTTTGATGAAGTTTAGATGTTATACTTTGTAACTTAGACTTAGCCTCATCTAAATTAACTTTATCATTAACAGCAAAATCGTGGTTATCCATATAATAGTCATGTAGAATTTTATAATTTTCATCGTTTTTATCAACAGACAAATTTTCTATAAAATTGTTAATTTTTTTACTATCTGTTGTATTGAGTATTTTACTAACTGAATTTACTAATCTAACTATTGGGTAATCACCTGTTTCTATGGTATCTTTGACATTACTATAAGTAGTGGGTTTAGAATCCCATCCCACATAATCTTTGAATTCTTGAAGGCCGAGACCTGCTGATAATGTTAAGTCACCTGTTAAAAAATCTTTAAGTTGCGCTATGGCTTTTTTCGGTGGAGTAAATGGATGACCGATTCTATTCAAAAATGTATTATGTAATTGTGCTTTAACGGCTCTTTCGTGTAATCTACTATCACTAGGATGTGTACCATACATAGATGTAGATTTAGGCATAATAGTAGGATTAGTTGAAGTGTGTGGCTCTAAATGTTGATTATGTGTACCTAATTGTTGTTTAAAAGCAGGATTTGCTGTTCTTATTGCATATTCGTACATCGGGTTTATTGCTGATTTATGCTCGGTATAGTTATTTTTTTCAGTTCGATTAGAAGATTTAGCCGTACCAAAAGGAGAAAATATATTTTGCAAAGGCATTTTTTCGGGAGTATAATCAAATTTATACTTAGTAGTATCAAAAGCCCCTAGAGGTGGTGCAAACAGTGGACCGAAATGCATTCCTAAAATAGTGTTATCTTGATTTGGCATCCAAAATTGATAATTATTTTGGTCTGTTTGAAACATGATAGAGTTATCTTTGTCATGTGACATAGAGTGTAAAAATTCAATCCATGTAGAAGGTGATACATTCATACCCGGTATATTAGCATATAAAGAAGAATAAAATTTACCCGGACCGTATGTATATCCATCGGGGTGATTTTCCCAAAATTCTTGTTTTTCTTCATCGGGATGAGGACCATGTGGTGATTTTAAAAACGCTAAATCATTCACCATTTCTTTTGCTAACTGTTGAACTGTTCCGTTGCGGCGTGCATGGTCTTGCGTTTTTTCTAATGTTGGTAAATCAATTATCGGCCCATCCATTTTACCATGTATAGGGTGATTCTCAATTAACTGTTTTGTATTAGGGTCAAATCCCGCTAAGAAAAGTAAATCTTCCATAGAGAGTCTTTTGTGTTTAGATGCTCTTTGTAAATCTTGATAATTATATTTATCTTTAGGTTTTGTTTTATGAATTTCAAGTGATGGTAGCACTTGTAAAGGTTCTTTATCATCAACAGCATATTTTTCATTAATCTCACTCAATATATAATCAGCGATAGGATAGTCTAACATATCGTTTTGATTATGGACATATTCTCCTAAAGCACTTCTAATGAATCTGTTTTCACCTTGAGAATAATCTTCTTCATTAGATTGATTTCGATAATGAGCATTACGGCCAAAATTTTGATTTGACCTAAGCATAAAGTTCATTTCGGGTGTTCTTCTAAGTAAATTATTTACTGCTATTCTAGCAGTAGGTATTTTCTCACCATTGGGTAATGTAAGTGTTGATTTTTTATCTACACCTTCATGCAACTGTTCTTCAATAGAATCTCTTTCTTCGGGTGTAAACCATTCAAGACCGTACATAAAACCGTCTAAACCTAATTCTCCTTCTTTACTTGTCCACTCTTTTACTTTATCGTCAAAGTGACTATGACGCAGTTCACCTTCCAATTCCCTGCCTTTCAAACCTCTACTTTGGAGTTCTGTTTCTAAATCTGCATTTTGCTTTTTCCATTTTCTATAATCTCTTTCGTACAGATGATGTTGATGCTGTGCTACAGTTCCCGGTGCATTAATATCTCCAAGAATTGGTATAGTTTTAGAACCCACTTTTATGCCGGTAACTAAAGGACTATTTTTTTCTGTCATAGTCTTATACCACTTTTTCTCCATCTCCATTTCTTGTGTACTTGCACCACCTAACGCAAATGACCTAAGTACTTCAAACATATTTGGTAAACCTGTTGCGTGGTTTATCTGCCTTAATGGATGGTTCATTTCATGATAAGGAAAGTGAGTATCTGTGTAAGATGACTTTACATCTGCTCTATAACTAGGAAATATAGAGTGACCTCTACCTTCTCTACGAATTAAACCGTTAGCCCAAACATGATTTGTTGGCTCACCAAAAGTAGGCATACTAGCCAATAGATAACCTACTCCTTCCTTTTTATCGAATTTAATTATTGTTTCAGCAGTATCTTTAAGATTTAAAGAAAATAAATCGCTAGGGGATTTTTCTAAAGATTCCCATGCCATAATGTATTCTGCGGCACTTCGAGATAAATCTAAACCATCGTAAAGAGATATTACAAACTCATTTTTACGAATGTTAAAATCATCTATCATTATTTCACCGCCTATGATAGCGGTTCAAATAAAGGACATGCATGTATGTCCATACCTTGATGTAATTTACAACCCGAAGTATTTGTGCCACCACACTTTCTACATACTATAGGCATTCCCGCTTCTCCCGCTTCTCTAAGTTTAGAGTTGATATTTGCTTTCTTAACCGCTATAGGTTTCACAATACCACCTCAATCAAACTTTTCTTCTCTAACGACTCCTGTGTCGGAGTGCGGGTTTTGTCTTGATGATAGTCTTTCCATGTTCACCTTAGAATCTGCTTTCTTTCTCTTTGGTTTAGCATCTTCGGCTTCAATAGTTTTACCATTAGTAGTAAAATAACCACTCTTAGTCTGTCCACCGGATTCTGCTACGAAGTGAGGATTGATGTCAGTGATTTTTTCGGGTGCGTATCCCGGTTGCGCTTTAGCCATTTTATTCCCACCCATGCAATTCGCTTTACACATATCTGCTTTGAATTTACCATCTTTACAATGAGGGCATTCTTCTGCTTTTTGAGCCATTCCTGTGTCGTCACCTGTACCCGGAAGAGGCATCTCACCGACTTCACGCATACCCTCACGAGGTTTTCTCATGCTTTCCATTTTACCTCTTTTTGATGTTCGAGGTGTACCTGCTGACAATGGTAGAGTCATTTCTTTCTCTATTCTATTTAGCCTGTCATTCATCGCTTTTGCTTTTTCAAGCATAACTGTAGTTTCATAACTCATCTCTTCAAATCTTGGCTTCATTGTATCACATCTGTCTTTTTTGCTTGGTTTGCTAATTCGTGAATTTCATCCCAATCCATATTGTGGAATTCTTCATTGGTTTGCGGGATAGTGGTATTTTGACCTTTTAGAATTGAATTATTATTTAGGTCGTTTCTAAAAGGGTCATCTTGTACATCTTCGGTAAATGGAGTAGTAGTTTTTACCATACCCATTTTTCTCAACAATCTTTGAGGGTTGTTAATTATACTTTTAAGACGCTCATTTTCTTGTTTTAAAATCTCTATGTTAGAATCCATAACTTCCATTTTAGTGATTAAAGCGTTCACTAAAAGTTCGGATTTATCTTCTGTCATAGTATGACCTCAATTTGAATAGCGGCCAAATGTACCTGTACTGCGGCTAAAGTTAGATTTTCTAATTCCTGTACTAATAGAGCCGGGAAGTCTTTGCCCTTGAATAGAACCTGTCCTTCCTTTTCCTTCGGTGAACTTTATTACAGGAACTCCACCTGCATAAATATCATTTACACCTTTAGCGGATTCGGACTTAGCAATAACAGTATTTAGGTCATCTGCAAGGAAATCTGCTAACTTTTGTACTTCTGTCAAATGCTGTTTTGCAACTTCTGCATTATCTCCTTCAAGGGCTGTTAAAAATCCTTTTTGGGCTTGTTCGAGTTTTCTTGCCATTGGGTGCATTTTGATTAAATCCATCTTCATCCCTGCCTGTCTCACATACTACTATAATAAAAGCGTTTCTTATGCACCTCTAAATCTTCTAGCATTTTGCATGGTGTTTACATTCTGCTGTCCAAGTGATGGTGGTGGTCCTCTTTGTTGTACACTTGTTACAGGCGCACCACTACCCGGTGAGGTTCTTCTTTCGGGTGCGGCAGGACCACGATTGCGTATTCCTACACCTTGACCGCCCGGTTGTGGAGGTGGCATTGGCATGTTACCCATCGGCATACCCGGAGGCATACCTCTCATCGGCATACCCGGAGGCATACCACCCATCGGCATACCCGGTGGCATACCCGGTGGCATACCCGGTGGCATTCTTCCTCCACCCGGTGGCATCATTGGCGGTGCGCCGCCCGGAGGTGGTGCGCCTTGTTGTTGTTCTTCGGGTTTAGGTTTACGATAAACAAATTTAATATCATTACTAGTATCACCATTAACTAATTCCGGTACAAATCCTAATTGAGCCATTCTTTGTGCTACATTCAACTCTTGCTCATCTCGGCGTAGTCTTGTAATTTCATCTTCTTCTTCATTTGGATAAAGAGTTAATTTCCAATCAAATACTCCCATTTGCTTTAGAATCTTAGGGAATAAAACATCAGTATAGATTTTTTGTCCAAACTCTACTGCTCGATTAGTAACAAGAATCTGTAGACCTTCATTGTTAAGACCACCGGACTTACCATTGTCTACCATAAAAATACTTGATACACCAAAATATGCGGCTATTCTATTTCTTATTTCATCACGAACAGCAATATATTGCATTTCTTCAAGCGTATCCATAAACTTGACCCAATTTACACCACCTCTACCTGTGCTAGATTCTATACCAACTTTAGGTACATAATGTGGGTCTCTTTCCATTTTTTCATCTACCGACTTCCAAAACGATTTCATTGACTCAAGATTATCAGTAGTAACAGAAATAATACCTTTTGGCATTCTACGCTTTTGGTATGCAGTATACATGTAGTTATCCATCGCTGTTAGAGTCATGGCTTGCCGCCACATTGTATTTACCGGTGAACGACCATATAATTTAGATGGATTATATTTACTTAAATGTAAAACTTCACCTTCAACAAAATATTGTGTTTTACCACTACCTGCCATGTTTACATAGTGTACATCGTGTAAATCGCTACCACAAACTTCGCACTTATCATCTTCTGCGTGTGTTTTTACTTGGTCACGATGAATTAAGCAGGTTTTGTAACGACCACCTCTAACCCCTCTTTTATCTGCAACTATTCGCATAAAGATTGGGTCACCTCTAATCATTTCTTTTACACGATAGAATGCGACTTCTTTTGTTTCCGGGTCAATATAATACTCTTTTACAAATATTAAGAATGCATCATCTACAATATTTAAATCGTTTTCTAACTCATGTAAAATATGTAAAAATTGTTGTTCCATACTGTTTTCTTGTTTAAGTAACCATTTAGCATAAACCAGTTCTTCTGTTTCCGGTCCTCTAACTTCACCACCGCATGTTTCACAAGTTTCTACATCATGACTGAACTCTTCATCACATTGAGTACATTTCTTATGAAATCGCTTTTCCCAATAATATCCTCTTCTAAACATCTCTTGTCTAAGTTTAGAAAGAACTGTTCTAAGAATTAAACATTCTGTACTCACAGCATATAGAGCAGGTATTGTAATTCCTTGTGCCATTACAGGCTCTTGAATACCACTTGTCCAAAGTGGCATAGTTGGAGTCGGTGATGACTTACGCTTGAAGGGTTTACTCAAAGTCGAGAGAAACCGACTAATTCTACTTTCATCATCTGCCATTACAAACTCTCCGCATAATTACCTATTGTATCTGCATCCACGCCCCATTTACTCAAGAAACTATCGGCCTTTTTCTTGTCGTCTTTCCAATTGTTATATGTAACGACACGATACAATTCGTCTTTTCTCATCTTATCTTTTTCATCTACAAAGGATAAAACAGCCTTTGCTTGCAACGATTTCATTTTTAGATGGGGTAATATACCTTTCAATAATTGCCTTAAATCATTTTTTGATGAGAATATGAGTCGGTGTTGGCTTCGGACACTGTTTTTATGTATTCTTTGATTTAGAACTAATCTACCACAACCTAGTGCTTTGTGTAACTCTTCACACTGCATACGACCCCTATCACCTGTAGCGATAAATGTCGCTCTTGGTTCGCCCCTTTCTGTTATGAATATACTACCGTCAGCATCAAGAAAACCTGCGGCATAAGCCCATATATCTTTGATAATTAAACCATGAGAATTAATTTTTACAAAGTCACCTCTACTGCTACTTTTGTAAATATCTATCTCTTCACCGTACATTTTCAATAACATACCTACCTTTGTAGGAGTAACAGATTTAGATATAGTTCCAACACCTCTACGAACTAACTCACGACTACTAAGTGGACCGGATTTTGTTAATTCATCGGAAATAAAATTAAGAGTTGCTTTATCTGTTTTTGATATACTGTCAATTTGATGTAAAGTGTTAGACCACATTTTACGAGCATCTTTTTTCAACTGTAAAGCATTAGCCCATTCTTTTTGGTCATCAACTCCCCAATCTAACTTTTCATTTAATAAGTTCAATACAGTCATAGATTTAAGATATAATTGACATGCATTTTGTAAAGAAGATGAACGAGACTCACCGAACTTACGAAGTGCTTTTAGGCTTCTATCATTGAGACCTATATTTTTTATTACATCTTCTAAACCTTCACTCCACGAAAGGTTACCAATAGTGGCCTCTATTTCCATAGATTTTATTGTGCGAATGTCATCAATGATTGCATCAATACTTTCACGATTATCTTTATCTAATCTTCGCATTTTTCTACACATACGAATTATTGAATTAGCGTCTTTACCGTATGTACTCTCTAACCACCCATCACCGTTAGGTGCAAAACTATACGATTTAATATCGTCATTAGAAAACAAACTTGATGATTTTTCTATAGGGGCTGTAATAACTGTAAATTCGGGATGCTGTGATAAATTCGATAAAACGCTTTTTGTTAAATCATCAGCAGGTTGTACAGCGAGGTCGTACTCATCACCTAGTAAAGCACTACCCCACATAATGACCACCAAATTGACCTATTTATTTAATGTATTCCAAGCGTCATCAAATGCTTTTTTCTTGTCATCTTTTGGTTTTTCCATACCTTTAGGTGGCTTACCACCAATGGCGATGACCATTACAACGCCTTTCTTTTTCTTCTTATCATCCATTTTATTCATCTCCTTTGTTTTCTTTTTTTGTTGCTCTATGAATCTACGGTATATACCTGCTTCTTGTTTTTTACCCATTTCTCTTGCTCTTTGTTCCATAGCAATAGCCGCTTGAGTTTTGTGAGCATGAGTTCTACTACTGTTTTTGATTTTGCTAACTGACTGTCTTGCTTTTTGAGGATTTTTAAATCCTAAATTATGTATTGTTCCCTTTGGGTTTTCATCAGTATACAAATCGGAATGCTTCTTTGAACCCGCAGGTTGCCCTTTTTTACGAGGTATACGAGGTGCTTTTAATAATCTAAATGCGATTTCTATTGGATTGCCTTTGTAAGTATCAATAAAATCTTGAGAAAACCCATCTGTTTCAGTCATTTTTGGGATACTTTGCATATATCTTTCTCTTAAAGGTGCATACTTAGGATTAGTCATCATTTGCATAAGTTGATATTCTCCTTCCATTTCTAAAGCATCTTCATATTCATCACGATTTGGATATTCTTCACGAGAGTAAGGCATATTTAATTCAGCCAATTTATACGCCTCATCTTGTAAAGCCATTATCATATTAAAATCACTCATAGGGTCTTGAGAATCTCCCGGCTTTATAGTAAAGAAATCTTCCTTTACAATCGTAGGCTTACCACCGACTCCTTGTTTCTTACTACGCTTTCTTTTGGTAGCGGCTCGCTTTTGCCCTTCGGACATTGAACCGGAAGTCTTTGGAGTTTTACTTGATACTTTCACACTTGGTCTACACTTTGGATAACCTTTGCTTGAAGTCTTGGCTTTTGACCTGCCACACGGTGGGTGTTTACCATCTTTATTTTTACGAGATACATCAACCCACTTTTCTTTGAACCATCGGTTCAAGTTCTTGCGGATTAATACTTTGGTCATCTACTCACCTTACTGCAACCATTTTTCTAATGTTTTTCTGTTTATCCATTAATGCATAACATGGACATTTAGGTGCAGATGCAGAACATTGATTACCTTCTATCATACATACGCATGGTGTTTTTTTAGTTCCACCACAACAACATTTATCTTTTTTAAGTTTCATTTTTTCTTCCCCTTTTTCTTAAATTTTCCACGACAATATTGAACAGCCCATCCATTAGCATAGGCTGACGGATAAACTTTGAATTTACGCTTTGCCGCCGCTTTACCTTCGGGGCATAGTTTCTTTTCTAAAAAGTCAAACGCACTATCCATTCCAATACAATGTCCACATTCACAACTCATGGTATCACCCAATCATTTTTCCCATAATTTCTGTGTGGTTTCCCTGTTATCCACTCATCAAAGCCGGGTAGTACATCGTCAAGAAGTACTACTGAACCTTTGAATTCTTTTGTTCCCCAATTAGCCAAAGCCAATGCCATAGCCAAGTCATCGTGAGTTCCTACAGATTCTAGTTTGCCATTCTTTTGCATACCGAATCTGTTTAACTCGGATTCTAACTTGTGTGTAAATTCACGGCTTCGCTCATCACCGTATGGAGTTTTTATCTGTCCTTGCTCAAACGCCATAAGAAGTGACATGAACATACTCTCCTTTCTTTGGCGTGTTGTCATAAATGTACGAATAGGAATATCCCCTCTCATGTCTTGAAGTTCAGCCGCAAACATACGCTGAAAGTTGTTACCTTCAAGTTCAATCAAATCGGGTTGAAACCTGTTATTTAACAGTAAAATTTGTTTTTTCTGTGCCGCACCACCAAGACCTTTTTCGTGTACAATACCAACTATTTCTTTGATATTATCACCCGGTGGTGTCCTTAATACTAACATAGCAGTAAAGTCGGCGTTCTTATCCGAAGCGATAGCGGTATCCCATCCGATAAAGTGCTGTCCAAATACCCCTGCCGGATTACCCTCTTCATCGAATTCAGTATCAGCCCTGTCAAGAAGCACTAACTCTTTATCACGAGCCGCTTCAAGTATAGTAGCAGGGAACATACTCGCTACATCGTGGATAGGTTCACACAGATACTCACGGCTAAATTGTATAGCGGGCATTGATAATCGCCTTTGTTCAAGTGCCTCAAGATTCCATCTTTCCGGCCAAAGGGCTATACCTTCCGCATTGATAGCGGGATATGTTTCTACTTGGAATGTTTCTTTTTCTTCAAGTTCAGCATACAAGTCATTGTAACTAAACGGTGTACCGACCATCATTAGTCGTGCTGTGTGGTGCAGTACCGGAAGTAATACACCATAGAACCAATCGGCGGCTCTTTGTAACTCTCCACCTGTAGTACCCCACAAGATGTCATCACATACTACTACATCGGGGTGGAAACCACGAGTAGCACCACCAACCGACTTAGCCATGATACGGCTACCGTTGGTGAACTCGAAGTATGATTTAGCCCAAGGTCTGCCTTGGTCGGGCTTCAAACCTCTTAGAATATCAGCACTTTCTATGTTATTACGAATAAATCTCATGTGTTCAAGTGTCTGTTCTAATGAGTGTGAGAAAATCATGATGTGAGTACCGGGATTGAAAGCGGCTATCCATAGAGCATACGACATAAACAAAGTGGATTTACCGTGGTCACGACTCGCTTTAACGCAGTAGTAACGATTTTCTTTCAATCCTTTATCCCACATCTCATGGTGATGACTGTAATGAAAACCAAGTATATCTGTAAAAAAGAACTTAAATGACTTTTCAGCCATCTTTCTATCCATATCTAGGATGAACTGTTCCATGTTTTCACTCATAGTATCATCTCAATTTTAGTAAAGTATATGCGGCAAATGTTCCTATTTCATGAGGTGTCATCTTGTAAACTATATCAGCACCTAACTTTTCAGTAAGTGTGGTAACAAATGAGCGTGTAAATGGTTGTCCGGTTGTAGAGTTAATATTTCTCATAAAATCCGGTTGTACACCCGTTTCTTGACTTTGAGATTGTGCGGCCATTTGCTCATTCGTTTTTAATGCACTAATGGCTTGTGCTATTTGTTGCGGTGTTTGTTGCGGTGTTTGTTGCGGTGTTTGTGGTTGTGCAACAGGTTGTGATTGTGCAACAGGTTGTGGTGGTACTGGAATACCATACGCCGAAGGTGGTGGTGGTACTGAAATCCCATACGCCGAAGGTGGTGGTGGGATAGGTGGCATACCCGGTGGTACTGCTGTTAAATTTGGGTGTCCACCTCCGAGTTGTGGCATGGCAGTTGGAGGTGGTGCAGGTGCGGCAGGTGCAGGTGGTGGTAGTGTAGGTGCGGGAAGTACAGGTAGTACAGGTGCGGGAGGTACAGGAGGTGCAGGTGCAGGTGCAGGTGCAGGTGCAGGTGCGGGTGGTACAGGTGCAGGTGCAGGTGCGGCAGGTGCGGGTGGTTTTCGGAATTCGGGTGGTAAAGCCACTTGTTGTACTTTTGCTCTTGATGTCGGTTGCGGATTAGGATTAGCCGCCTCGCTAATTTTTCTACCCGTTGGGTCAAGTGACTCATAAGTATAACCTGCACTTAAGGGTGCAGATAAATTACCACCTTGCATAGAATTTGCTGTTTGTTGCGCTGTTGCTAAACCTGCACCGATTTTACCCGCCATACCTAAAAGACCGGCTATTCTTTGCTTTACTCCAATACCTTTATCTTTAGACCCTGTAAAAGTTCTAGCAAAATCCATAAAAGATTTACCTTCTTTTGGCATTTGCATCAATTGTGGTTGAACTTGTTTAACAAGCACACCTTTAGGTGCAGATTTTTTAACAAGAATTTTAACCATAATATCACTTCATATTTAATTTAATTACTTTTACCACTTTAGGTTGTACATGATATGCTTTTGCTATCTTGTGCCAATCACCCATTGATTCATTTATAGAATTAACTTCACCACTTGTAAGACCTACATGTTTGGCTATTTGGTTTATATCAGCAAAAACCGCACCGTGATTGATACTTGTATCTAAACTCGCTTCATGAAATTGCATTCTTTCCAAAGCCTTCAATGTTCTATCCATAATTGATAAATGCGAATCTTCGGATTTCATGTATTGAGTAATTAATTGTTGTCGTGGGTCAGCAATTGCTCTTTGCTGTGCTTGTTCAAATTCAGTTAGTTCTTCCTCTCCGGGTCTAAGACCTACCAATTGCCTAAACTGTGCAGGGTCTAATGATGCTACACTTGGTCTAAACGCTTGATATGAAGGGTCTATTGGTCTTGGTGGTCGCCGCACAGCAACCGCCGGGCTTGTGAGTGGGGGTGTTCCGCCGGGTTGAGAAACCGGAAGAGGTCGAGAAACCGGGGTAGACATGCCTGTGTCACCGGCGGAACTAGGAGGTGCATCTATTGATGCAGGAGGTGCGGATTGAGGTGGAGTAGGCATTCCTTCACTCGCCGCATAATCACTTAAATCATGGAAATATGGTGACATGTGTTCTTCCATACCCATACTAGCACCCTCATCGGGGTATCCAAAAATATCAAGATTTTTCATTGGTTCAGTTGGTATATCACCAATTCCCATTTTTACATTATGACCTCTAGCACTTGCTTGATGGTCGGCTAAGGCTTCGATTATCCCACGATACCTGTCTACTTGACCTAGTGCAGTTTCATTGTGATGTTTAATTCCTAATGTTTCTAATTCTTCGGATGTAATTTGATGTTCACCGAATTTACTTCGTTCTTCATTACTTCCTACGCCCGATTTACGGGCAAGAGCCATTATTTTACCGGCAGTACTGTGCATACCTTGACCGCCTTTTTCTCCCGGTTGAAGAAATCTCATGTGGTCCTCATGTGATATACCATCTTCTCCTGTGCCATAATTTTCCATCATAAGATTGTATAAGTTTTTGAAATCACCTTGAAAACTTCTGCCAAACAAATACATCATAGCAGGTGCATGTGCTAAATCTTTGATTAGTGCTTCACGCATGTCGGGTGTTTGTAAAACTTCTCTTAATGGTCTTTGAACCATATCGGGTTGAGTTAGTTTACCGGATTGATTGTAAGTAATATTAATATCCGGTATGTGTTCTATACCTTTATCCATTATTTGGTCTATCATGGCATGTGCGGCTTGATATAGTTTAGTTGGGTTTTTACCACCCTTTTTTCCCTGTTGATTTAATTTAGGATAAAAGAAAGCATCGGGTAAATGGTGTAAGGTTTCCCATGTATGAACCTTTTCCATATCTCCAAAGTATTCATCCGGTGCGCCACCCATCATTTCGGAGGTAACTTGACCGGGGTGTTCTCTATGATTACTTCTAACATAAGCACGAACATTTCCGTTTTCATCTATTACATTAGGAACAGTATAATGTGCATACATATATGGATACTTTACGAATGGCATCTGTTTCCATTCATCTTGTTCTACACCATGTTCATCTTCTAGTACATGTTGTAATTGTTGATGAAAAGGTATTGCATAAGATTCCATAAACCTACCAAATGGAGTATCTTTGTAATTTTTATTTGTGTAAGTAGTAATTAAAGTATTATTATGAGTTCTAGTTGGTCTTGTGGCTGATTCTCTATCCCCGTCACCCGGTGGTAACATTCCGGCTCTTAGTTTTCTCCAAGCCAAATTATCAAACATAGGTAATTGATGAGACTTATCTGTGTGAGTGGCATTGAATTGCTTTATTGCTTGATTAATTACATCTATTGGACTTCTATTAATATTATTTCTTCGTAAGAAATCTCCTAAATGACTCGCTAAAGCATCTACACCATGTTGAAAAGAACCAAGTTCTGTGTTGTAAATTTGCTCTCCATGCTCTCCATTTGTCCATTCACCTACCAAAGATTTCCCTCTACCGTCATGAGCAAACAAAGGTAAATCCATATTTTGTGGTGGTTTAAAGTGCTGTGCCGGTGGGTTACGAAACATTGTCGGTCCTTGTGGAGTATAACCTATCATACTCCATGCTTTTTGAAGTAAAAAAGGTTTTATTCTTATCAACCGAAATGCCCCCTCTTACCGGATAGATGCCCCGCAGGGTCAAGACCTAAACGACTTGAATTAGTTTCTAAATTCTGTGTCGGTCCATCATTTTTCTCATCTTCATCTTCGTGTTGTTGAACACCGGCAGGGTGAGTGGGTACATGACCGTTTTCAAAAGCAGAACCTCCCCCTTGAACATATTTCATTAATTTATTTCTTTTCTTTTGTAAATCAATTAATCTACGCATTAATTCTAGCATCTCTAATTTTCTAGCATGTCTATTTGCTTTTAGAATATCACTTTCAGTTCTATCACTACTCATCATAATTTGCGAAGGAGTATCTTCACTTGTCATAATAGGTGCAGGGGGTGCAGGTGGCATCATTGGCATTTGTGGTGGCATTGGTGGTCTTGGCATACGAGGCATACGAGGCATACGAGGTCTGCGTGGTCTACCTAATCTAGTTAGAGATGGTTGTCTCATTTGACCTGCTTGACCCGGTAGCATACCTGTTAGTCTACCACCACCGGTAGGACCGGCTACGAAACTTCTAGCACTGTGTCTAGCGTGAGGTGAAAATGTGTTTCTTACTCCACCGAGGATTTTTTGTGCTTCTTGTTGCCCCATATATTGACGATACTTTTGTGGGTCTTTACTCATAGGTTGCTTAGTGGCAATACCACGATGGCTCATCTCCACAGATAAATGTGGTTTCATCAAACCAGTTCTTTTACCACCTTTGATACCACGCATTCTTGCTTTGAATCTACGCATAGTAGCACCTGCACCACCGGATTGACCGCCGGGTGGTTTCTTGAATTGACCGGTAGATGGTCTAAACTCCTGTCTTGCTTCACGGCGACGACGAGCCTGTATCGTTTTTGGAGTATCACGCTTTAGTAATTCACTCCAAGCATCATCCATCGGTTCACTCATAGTGAAACCTGTACTTTCGTTGAAATTTGTCCTATCAAAAGAACTTGGTTTATAACGATAATAATTTTCAGTATGTGGGTCATCCACATTCCAATGTTCAAATTCTTCTGCCATCTTTTTTCTTGCTACAGTATCGGGATGTAAAGGATGTTTAAAATCGTCTTTATACGGTGTCAAATCAAAATTTGGGTCTTTCTGTTTCATATCATGAGCATAAAAAATATTTTTCATAACTTGCATTTTTACCTCATGAGGTAAATCTTCAATTGCGGCAGAAGCATCAAAATAATGTTTAAGATAACGAGCATACTCATCGTAATCTTCATCCGAATAAAGATGGTGTCTATCCGGTGAAAATAAATTTTGGTAAGCGTCTGTTTCGTATGAGCCTCCGTCTTGGGGAGAACCACTTGCAGGGTCAGTAAAATATGATTCAGGTGCGCTTTGCATCATATCTATAATCATTTTTTGTTTTTCACTTAATTCTTTATAAGGAATTAAAGGGTATCCTTGGTCAAAAACATGTTCCATAAAATCATCCATATACATATCGGATTGTGTACCCGGATTTTTAAAATTACTCATGTCGGGTACATCATCCTCTTCTTTCAATAATGTAGACCAAGCATCATTCATCGGTTCGCCTGTTCTAACTGCGGAATTACCCGTACCCATCGCTGAACCTGTGCCTGTTTTTGCACCTGTGGCTAAGTCAAGTAAATGTCCACGACTACCTGCCGGTCCACCTTGAAGAGATATTTCACGCTCATCATCACGCTTGTTACCATCATCCAACCCTTCTTCTGTAGGTAATTTAGGACCACTTCCTAATCCTTGTGATGGTTTTATTTTGATATGTTTAATATCTTTGAGTCTTGATTTTCTTTCCTCATCTTTTCTTTGTTTTTCTTCCCTACGCTTATCAGCATCTTCGGGAGATGTAGGGCTATATTTACCACCATCTTCGTTAGCCGAACCATACATGTGAGATGACTCGCTTCTTGGCGAGTACATTCTTGTATCCGAGCCTCGACCCATAACCATTATTCTACCCCCATATTTTCGACCAACTGCTTCTTGATTCTTGTCCAAGTTTCCGGGCTTTCTTTACTAAGTTCAATCTGTAATACATTGATAGTTTGATTGACTTGTTGATTATCTGTCTTAGCCCCCCATTGGTCTTGGAAGCGAAGTAAATCTTTTACTGTTTCTCTTACTTCTTTGTGTAGAATAACAGCATCACGAACAAAACCATCTTCATGAACTGTACCTTCATCTAGTAATTCACTTAATTTACTGTTTAATTTTTCTGCATTAGAACGCAGTAATTGAATCTCTTGACCTGCCGCTAATGCTACTTCGTATGCCGCAGTTTTTTGCACTAAAGGTTGGAAGTGATGCTTCATGTGATTATAGACTGTTCTTTCAGCGCATCCTAACTCTTCTGCTATTGCATGAGTATCAGCACTTCCTTCAAAATATTCTTTTTCATATTCGGCTCTTTTAGAACTTGCACATATAGGACAAGATGGATTAGCCGCCATGTGATATTCTCCCATGTGATTACGGAAGTGTCTATCAGTAGTATTGGCTCGCCAATTCATCATTTTGTCTACTTCTTTTGGACTAATATGACCGTTCAGTAGTTGTTCTTCTATTTCATCTCTACTATCACTAGTACAAAGTTTGCAAGAGCGTTTCACTATGCGATTCGCCTCCTGCATGTACACGCTTATGTCTATCCCTTACAAAATGCTTATGGAGAAAAATAACTTGGAAAGTACTATGTGGAGAGCAAAAAGAGTTGCCGGTGTTCCCCTAAATATGCAGACTCTCAAAAGTCTAACAAGAGCCGCTACTGATGTAGCACTTAACAACAAAACTCCACCCGAACTAAAGATGCTAAGAGAACAAGTATGCAACTCTTGTCAGTTCGGTGGTAAAAGATGTGATATGTGTGGGTGCTTTGTTAAAACTAAAATAAGTTTACTTAACTCAAGTTGCCCCATAGGAAAGTGGCCGTCATCTAGTGATACGACTATAGACTCCACTAAGCATAAGAAAACTAGCAAATAAACCTACTAAGAAATATGATATTGTTGAAGAAGGCATAGTACCACCTTTGAAAATTAAAATCATAGACATGACTACAATCATAGAAAGAATTTGCACCATAATCATATCTATTATTACGCTTCTATTTGGGTTAAGCACATCTAGTGTAGATGCGGCAAACGATTGCGGTATATATGTTGAGTATTCTCTATCTATCATTTTATCTTCCTCCTGTTAGCATTGAACGAGCGAAACTTCCTACTCCGCCTCCAACTTTTTCCATAACACCTTCACTTTGTAAAGCCGCTAAAGCACCACCCATCATAGATTGTTGTGCTAATGCGGCTAACTGTTGTTGTGTCATTTCACTTTGATTAACTACTTGTTGCGCTGATGCTTGTAAATTAGTGAATTGACTTGCTATATTTTCTGCGCTCATAGTTTGTAAATTAGCAGGTAATGTAGTAGTATCTATTTTCATAGTGCCATCATCTTCATTAATTATGAAAGTAGCGTTTCTTAATATTTCTAAAACACTTAAAGTAACTACACTTCCCATCATTTCAATTAATACTCCCATTTGACTACTTGCAACAAATCTTTCAATAGTTGCTTGTTGTTTTAATAATTCCATTTGAATTTCTAGTTCACTTGGTGGTTGCATAGGTTGTTGCATAAATTGATTGGCTTGTTGTTGTCCTCCAAACAAACCTGCCATAAACGGATTAGATTGTTGTTGTTGCGCCCATGGATTGGCTGTTTGCATAGGTTGTTGAGATGAAACTCCTAAGTTTAGAGTGTTACTATTTTGATTATTTCCATTTAGTCCAAACATCTCTATCACTCCTTCGGAAGAGTATCTATCAAATTAGTGTTTTGATTAACTACTTCTTCTACTTGTTGGTTTAACATGGCTTGAAAAGCAGGTGTAGGTTGATTAAACATAGCCAATTCATGCTGAAATATTCTTAAATCAAAACTTACAATAGTAATATCATTTTGCTTAGTCATAGGATTAGTGTAATATTGAATATTAATTCCTTTAGTTTTCCTTGCATCTTTTTCTAATTCAGCAAAAAATGGCTCATATTTTTTTAGCATTTCCGGTGTAGGGTCATTTTTCTTTATTGCTGTAATAGGAACTGTGACAATAGATACCCCTTTCTTAACTCTATCTCTAAGTCTTTTAGGATTTGATTCGCTTATTTTATCTTCTTCTGCTTCCCATTTACAAAGTAAATGATACAAATGCATGTGTTCGGGGCAATATGTACCGCGCATCTTACGACCACTTGTAACCTTTTCACGAGCAACAAATGCTTCGGGTTCTCCTGTTACCGGGTTTTTCCAATATACATCCCACAAAGATTCTCCAGTATCTTCATCACATATTTTAGCATATAAATTATCATATTGAATTAAATTAGCACAGTCACATCCATCTACTACACATACATGGCTTTGTTTATTATAGCGATATTTTCTCCCAAAAAATAATCTAAAAGGATTAAATATGCTTCTTTTAGTGGGTGTAAGAAGTTTGTATGCTTGCTTAATGTCTTTTTTTCTTGCTTTGTGAGGATTAGGATGACGACTTGGGTAAAAATTTACTTTAGGTACTTGTAAATCAGTTTTCTTTGATGCTTCTTGCATAGCCGCTTGTGCGGTTGCTTGTTCAATTAATGCTCTATGAGTTAATGAATTATTACCTTGCTGACTTAATGCCAATAATTGTGCTTGATTTACTTGTCCTAAACTTTGTTGATTATTACTATTGTACATCTTATTCCACCTTACTTACTTCAAGATAAAATTTATTTTTATTAGTTTTTAATATCCATGTAATCTCATCACCGGCTTTAACATCAATTAATTCAGCCATCGCATTTGGTATGACTGTTCTTACACATTTTGTGTTTTTATTCACTGCTATTATTTTTGTCTTTTTATTCATCATATCACCTACGCAGAAAGTAAATCTATTAATGTAGTTTCTACATTCCATCCTATTCTTGTAGCCATGAATGACCTCCTAGTAGGTACTCCGGCTTTTTGTAATCTAACTAAATCATCTCTAAATGGGTCAAATACTTTATGTTCACCTATTCTATTTTGTTGCCAAAGCATAGCGGCAGTTTCATCAAAAAATCTATCAGCCTTGTTTGCTACAAGCATGACAAGTTTTGGTGCGTATTTTTTACCTTTCCATCTACTTTTGAGATTACGATACCTGTATTGTCTATTAATTATACAGTCTACTAAATATTTGAATCCGGCTATTTGTTGTAATGCTTCATCTCCACCTTTGAAGGCTCTTTCATCGAATATGTATACTACAGCCTCTACTTGTCGAGCAACCATATCGTCTATCCATAGTGACCAAAATCTTTCCTGTCCACCTAAGTCAGCAGAAAATACTACTCGCCTATCTCCTTTCCATGATATACGCTTTCTAGTAGGTTTTGGTAATAGATATTTTCCAAGTAACCTCATGTGACTTGTTCTTTCTTCATCGGGTATTTCTTCCATTTCACCGGGTGTAGTCATATATCTGTCTAATGTAGTTTTACCAACCATAGCCGCACCGTATATTCCAACTTTTCTTGGTCGCCAAGAATTGTATAGATTCTGCCCCCATACCGCAACACCAACTAAAGCAGTACCGGCAGGTTCAACCATCTAATCACCACTTACCCAATTTTCTACTTTATTCCAAAACCATTCAACGGTATTTTCCCATATTGAATCTCCACTTTTTAACTCAAAAGCACTAGTAACAAAAATAGCAATAACAACAAATAATAATGTTCTCAACCATCCTACACCTTTTTCATAATATGTATCTAACATATTTTGTGTATGCATAGCCCGTAGTGTTGCTTCTGTAGAATCATCAGTAGGCGTTTTGAATATACGACCCAACTAATCACCTCACTTTTTCTTTTTTTCTTTTTCTTCCTCTTCTTTGATGCCTAAGTTAATTGGTTGCTCTATTTCAGCATCATGAGTTGGAATACCGGGATTAAATTGACCGGAATCATATTGTGCGACTATAGATTGCGAACCACCCGGTACACCCCAACTTGGGGGCATTTGACCGGGGTTTGCCTCCATCCAACGCAACTCACGCTCAAGTTGGGCTTCTTGCATTCTCATTTCCATTTCAACTCTTCTGTTGTCAAATTGTGTTTGCATTTGCTTGTATCGTGCATCTCTTGACCTTTGTACTCCGGTTGCTCTTACTCTTTCTTGCATATTTTGTTCAAAGAACATTTTAAAGAAATAATAAGCAATACCTTGTACGAAAAAAGCGGCCATAGCGTAAGTAAACCCATTTAACATAGGTGTATCGCTTATTAACCAAAGTTTTGCATCAAATACCCCTACGGCTAATCCCACTAAGGCTGATTGGGCTAAAATCAGCCCCATCAATCTTATTTCTGCATCCGAGTCTTGTCCTGTTCCTTGCATGTTGCTCACCATTGGTCAATTTTGTAGCCAATATAAAGATTTCTATTGGGTTATCACGATTATCATTTATCATATCATATTTATTGATTATATATTATTATCATATATTATAATAAAGATAATGATAATCGTGATAACTATAGTAATGTTCCTTTGTCTTTAAAATGCCTTGCCCGATTAGTATGAGGGCTTTCCGGTACAATGGTATGGTCTTTGGTGTGGCTCATATCCGGCCCACCCCTACCCATAATGTGTCTACGCCTACGCTCACGGTTCAACTCTTCACGGTACTTTACTCTCTCCGGTGAAGATTCATATTTCTTGTCGTACTCTAACTTGTGTCGCTTGGCTTCGGGGCTTACACGCTCTTTGAGTAGTTGCATAGCAATCTCCATTGGCTCACTTGCGTTTTTTGCTTGCCATTGATAAAATGGTTGAGTGTGAATTGGAGTTAGTGGGGCGAGATGTACCTTAGCAGTGCCTCCGTGTTTGTTTGGTATTTCTTGACCCGGAGATGACCGCCATGGATTTATACCTGTTTCTTGAGCATATTGGTCAAGATTATCCTCAAGAGGTATGGTTTCATCTTGCGGCTCATATATATCCATCATTCTTTCCATCATTTCTTGATAAGCCGGACTGTTTGCACCCGTCTTATCCGTTTGTAATTCTTCTCTTGCACGACGGGCAAGTGTATTACTCCCTTGAAGATATAGTGGTTCTTCTTTTAATAACTGCATAGTGTATTCCATTGGGGTTATTTCACCTTTAAGCATTTTATGGTATAATAATGATTGCATATCATTTTTGTAAGCACATTGTTCACACATAAATTCATGATTATCTATACTTCTAATTGGGTTAGCCATTCTTCTATAGACTACAGGTGGTAGACCCGACTCACATCCCGGCATGTTACATACTTCGGGTGTTGGGCCGGAATTTTTAGAACCCATAAGCGGAGTACCTGTTGATACAGCAATTTCTTGTGGTGGATAATCTCTACTACTGTATGGTATTTCTTCTTTCAACAACTGAAAAGCGATGTCCATAGGTTCGCTTGCTACTTTTGTGTCTATTTCATCTAAGAGTAATGGATTAGTACCCCTGTATTGTGCGGGTTGTTGCCATGAAGTATCTTGTGTACTCACATTAGGAAATTGTGATGCTATATTATGCACTTCGGGAAATCTAGTGGCTAACATTTCAAATGCTTCTTCTTCCGGTATGCCAAAAGTATTCATAAAGTGGTCTAAATTTAATTTAGCCCTCATCGCATCAGCCGAATGATAATTTATTGGAATTTCTGCAAAATTTTGTTTTGGTAGTTCGCCGTAAATTAAACCTTCTCCACCTTCACTACCTGCCCCTTGTCTTTCAGTCCTCCAAAAATCAACTCCGTAATCTTTATCATTATTTCTAATACCTAATAATGTAGGTTCAGCCAAAAATGTCACATCTCCCGCTAAAGCACCTAAGCGTGTTGCAGGGTTTACAAAATAAGAATGTATATTATTTTGTGGTGGTCCAAGTTCTGTTTGTAATCCGGGTATTCTTTTGTATTCCGGTTTTTGTGATGCAGTATTTTTTTCATAAGTTATGTTAGCGGGTTTGTTTAATAATTGTGGTTGATAGAAACTTGTTTTACGATAATTAGGAATAAATCTTAAAGCATCTAAATCTTCAAAACTTAAACCTGCTTCTCGCATAGTAGGTAAAGAGGCTTTAAGCAACCGCATAGCGATGTCCATTGGTTCACCTGCTCTAATAGAATCAAGTGTAAACTGTTCAAGTTCTTGCGGGGTCGGGCGATTTAAGTTACCCATATCATATTGAGCAAATGGGTCATGTGCTTCTTGTACATCTATTTTATCATCTAATCTAAATGGTAAATGTTGAGTTATACCTTTAGTATCTACATTAGATTCTGCTAATATCGGTGGGATACCCGCATCCATAATATCTCTTGCTAAATCTTCCGAGTATACACCTAAATCTTTTACATCTCTACTCGGATGGAAAGGTGATAATGCTCTTGCTACTTGACTAAATCTTTTAGCAGAAGCAGGTCTAGTGTTTAATTGAACTACATCATTTTCATCTAAATTACCATAAATTATTCCTTCCGGTTGTAATGTTTTATTAGTAAATCTTTGCGGAGTAAACGCATCACCGGTAAAACCATACAAATTAAGCGGCCTGTTTTTTGTTCCGTCACCAAATGCTCTCTTGTAACTTACTGGTAAATCGGCAAGATGTTTTTCACTAAAACTAGGATTAAAAGAATATAATTCACTAGGATAAACATGTCTACCGTATAGTGGTAGTCCTTGATTAGTGCTTAATGGTAATGAGTAATTCTTTATATCATCTTGAAATTGTAAATTGTCTATACTTGCTAATGCTCTTGCTATTGCAGGTGAATTTCTTACTTGACCTGTTCTCGCATCAGTAGCAGGTTGCATTCTTAATGAATGATAAATAGATGGTTTAGTAGTTACAAACTCTTCGGGTGCATTAAGATAAGTTTTCATTGGGATAGTTACATCCTCTAAGTATTGCCTATATGCATCACTTAGACTTTGTTTAACAATTATTTTGCCCCGTTTCAAACCACTCCCACCCTTGCTTTCCGATAATCTCTTCTTAAATTGTTTATGTATTCTTCAAATGCTTCATTATTGGGCTTATAACCTCTAGCATTTAGTTCATCATATTTTGCAGATTCTAGTCTTGCAATATAATCTTCTAATTCTTGAACTCCAATTTTCTTTTTAGTTGGTGTGTCATCACCAAAAGGTAGTTTTGTATTGTAGCGCATTATTTGGTCTAAAACTCTTCTTCTATTTGTAAATATATTTTCTGCTAATTTTTCTAAATTAGGGTCTGTTACTAAGTTAATTTTTTCATCTAATGTCATAGCAGTGCCATCTTCATTTAGCGGGAAACCATGTTTATCTAAATTAAAGTTTAATTCTTTCCTGTCATTTAATTGATTTCCACCATCATAACCATCTTGTGATGTATAGTATTTTGCAGTATCACTTAAGTCTATACCTTCTAGTGGCATATCGGTAAGGAATGGTAATTTTTCATTTATACTTTTTAATCCGTCTGCATATTGCTTAACTGCTTCTTGAAAATCTTGATTATAATAATCTAGTCTATGATTAAGATGTTGTAGTTGAGTATTGACTTTTTCTTTTTCTCCTTCTAAATCATCAATACGGAATTCTGCGTGTTCTATTGAATCATTATGTTCATCTAAATAATCTTCATTAGTAATTTGACTTGTCATATTATTCAAGTCTTTTATTCTTTTTTGATATATTTCAAGTGATTCATCTAAATCTTTTATTCTATCTTCATTTGTCGCTATGTGTCCTCTAATTGCATTTCGGCCACCATCAAATCCATCTTTATTAAATCTAAATAGTGATTGTAAGTTAAATCGTTTTCCTGCACCTCTTCTAGTTAATTTAGGTGTTATAGTATTTCTTGTAATACCGGGTTTAAAACCCTCATCAACAGTACCTAGTATAGCGGCTACTCTTTGTTCTTGTGACGGTGTTGGGTCGTTTACATCAATAGATATATCACCTCTAACTGTAGCAGGAATATCACCTTTTGGTATTTCAATTGGTACAAGTCTACTAGGGTCTATTCTTGAATGTATATATCCTTCACTTGTTGATTCTTGTTGTCCTGTAGATGCTCGTTGTTGTACAAAGTCATCAACAGGATTTAAACCCCTTATACCTAACATTCTTAATTTATGTGGTTCTCTTTCTGATGCTACAATTGCTCTACGAATATCCGGTATTGTTGTAGGTGAAACAAAACTTCCGGCTTGCGTTCCGCCACGATTTTGTTTACTATGTTCAGCAATAATCATTGGTTTATTAAGTGCGGCAAGGTCTTTAGTTTGGTCGCTATTATTTAATTCAAATTGCCTCATCATGGGAGGTATTACTTGAGTACGCTCGTACCCTTCGTTTTTTGAATCAGTTTGTGAGCCTATAGGCATAAGCCCTGCACCAAGCATTAATCTTTTAATATCACTAGCAGACATTTGCTTAACTGCTGTTACAGGAGGTACAGCACCGGGTTTTATTGAGCCATCCGGGTTAAATGGATTTTCAGTTTGATATGCAGGTAATACTTCGGCTAAACTTCTTTGACGATTAATTTTTAAACTAGGGTGATTTCTTAATATCTCGGTTGCACCTTCTGCGCCATATCTTCTAACTAAATTGTTAAAAAAGTTTCTCGATGACATTAAATTTTCTCTACGCTTTCCTTTAAAAGATGCCATTAAGTTAGCAAAATTATCATCATAAGTACCCGGTAATGTATTTTTTATAGAGCCTTGTTGGTTATTATTTGGACCATACCCACCTACTTGATTAGAAATTTGACGCATAGCCGTATTTCTAGTATTTTCAAGGTCATTTTCTATATTTTCAAGTTCAGTTGGATGACTAAAAGCAGTTACATTTGTATAATAATCATCATGTAGCATATCCATATATTCTTGTAAGTTAGTAGGTCGAATATTAGATGGGGTATGACCTACATCCATAGGTGCAATTTTATATGAATCACTTTGGTTTTGCAAACTTGCTTCAATACCGGGTGTCAATTGAGAAGGGTCATAAGGTACGGTTGGAAATTCGTCTACTCGCCCCATACCGTAGTTTTGTAAGGTGCGCTGTTGTTTAACGAATATCTTGCTCACACTCGCACCTGTTATGGGCGAGGTAGCGATAGCATTTAGAATGCTCGCCCTATACGATAACCATGAGCCGACCTGTTGGTGTGCGTAAAGCCGTACCTTTAGCGGGTTTGGCTATGACCGCACTAAGAGGATTAGCAACTGCGGGTAAAGCCGCAGTAAAAAATCCATTAAAAACATTAGGGGCTAAATCTGTAGCAGATAAAGTAATAGGCGGAGAAGAAGTTAAGCCTCAAAGTATGGCTCAAACAGGAATGGAAATGCAACAACGACGAGCAGAAATGCAACAACAGAAAAATCAAGCACAAGCGTCATCGGCTCAAGACATGGCTGACAAAGCCAAAGCCGGTGCAAGTGTATCAAAAGGTGAGTATGTCCATCCTTCTGTACAACAACATATAAAA